TGGGCCAGAGAGGTGATTGTGATGAAGGAAGTTGGTTTCAATCAACCTCGACAATTTATGCTCGGCATGGCGAAGCGAGCGGATCGTTCCGGCATGACGGACAAGGAAGGAAAAGTCACCGGATCGATTATGATCCAGCGTGGTACGGGCGGCGACATCTCATGGAACTACGCAGATCCACAGAAGTTCGTCGTCGATAAGGAGTCGGCCAAGAAGCCGTACGTCAAAGGACGCTATCCTAAGCGTTGAGCTTAGGTTCTCCGCAACATCACCAAGCGGCGCAGCTCCAAAATTTAGGCGTCGTCTTGTCCTTCGCCTCCGCGCAGTTCATCCGCGCACGGAAATTCTTTCGACGCTTAGGATTTGACTTCTTGATCGTCATATTAGGATCGCCGAAGCGAACCTTGATGACATTGCCGTTGTCGTTCTTGACGTACACCGCGCTCTTCTTCCGCTCACCCGGCGTGTAGAAGGGATTTTCCAGCGTCACGTTCTTGCCCTGATAGGTATTACCCTTTTTGGAGAGGGAGGTTTTCATTTCTCAAGATCCTCTTTAATCATCTGATACCGATCTTGTTCCATTTTCAAAACTCTAGGCCAAAGACGCTCGAAACGATTCATCTGCGCTTGCGTAGCTTGGTCGATCGGTTTTGAAACAATGTTGAGGTATTCAGGAGTCTTCACAACACGACCAACAGCAGCAGCGGTAGCATCGCTAATCCCCTTTCCAAACTGCCGGTATGCAGCGTATCCACCAAGGCCAGTCAATGCGCCCATCGGACCAGCAGCCTGAAAACCAACGTAGCCACTTAAAGCTGGCAAAACTATTTCCCTAAAAACACTCGGTTTTCCAAGATCGGAAACCTGCTCCAACTGAGTGGCGATTTTCGTAATGCGAGAGATTCCATCGTCCCCAAACAATCCTTTGGTTATTCCAAAGTATTTGCCGGGAGCTTCGCTTGTTCCAACAAGATCTTTGATCTTTGCCGTGTTGATTTTGTTTCCGTCAACCGACTCCGCAATGATGCGTCCAACCAAAAGGTTTTGAGCATCGCCGATCAGGTCAGGTCTTGATTGGCCAACAGCCTTCAGAAACTGCTTGCTACGGTAGTTGAGAGATTCCCCCTCCTTGGCAACCAAGAAATCAATCAGGCTAGAAGGTTCAAAACTTTCAAGCTGACCTCCCGGTTCCAATGCTTTTTTAACGGCTGCGTTGAACCTTCCACGCGCATTGCTGGCAGTTACAACTGCCTCTTCAAGTGCTTTGTACAAAGGCTTTCCGCCCTGCGTCTCAATGTTCCTGATAACATCGTCCAACTTGATCGTGTCGAGAACATCGACGTTTTTAGCGCGAGCATCTCGAACTTTGGCTTCAATAGCCGCAAGAGAATCAATGATCCTCTGTTCCCTTGACGTTATGTTCTCGGCCTTGAGGATTGCCTTAGCTTTTGCGATGTCGCCTTCCTGCTTGATTGCCGCATCCAGTTTTGCCTGAGCGCCAGAAATGTTGTTATCAACATCATTTCTCAAAGCGTCGATTTGACCTTTCAGATCATTTGACTGCTTTTCTAAAGATGCCTTCTGGTTGACTAGCGAACTGTATTTTGAGGCAACATCGGTTATCTCGGAAATGTCTGGAAACAATTCGTCAATAACCTCTTTCTGAAGACCAGTCGCCTTTCCACTGTTTCCAGCAGTAATCGCCTTCAGAAAATCATTTGGATTTTCACCGCGTGACTGAATGAAAACAAACTGCCTCAAATCCGGCTTTATCTCGTCGTATCGAGTTCCAAGGAGGTTTTTTAGAAGCCTCAGATTTTGAGGTCCAGTTGCGCCAGCAATGGTTCCAACGATTCCCGGCATTCCACCTTGCTCACCAGCCTCTCGTAAAATTTTGTCAGCAAAAAATCCTTTGAATCTTGAAATACCTTCTCGATACGCAGCGTTTTCCTGCTGCAAAGCTGTTTTAAGGGCAGGATTGGACGCTAAAGCCTCATCAAGCTGTGAGTTAATTTGATCAAGATCTTCAAAAACTGAATAATCAGCTTTTTGAACAGGCTTTCCAAAATTGATTTTTCGAAGAATATTTGTGCGTTTCTGACGCAGTTGATTTACCGTGTACTCTTTTGTCACCTCTTCTCCGGTTGGAGATATTTCGGTGACTGTTAATTTTGTGTTTTCAAGATCAGGGTCGATCTTTGCATAACCCTCATTTCGATCTTTTTTGAACTTATCAAGCTCCTCTTGAGCAATCTGCTGTGTTTTAAGACCAAGCGATTCTTTGGTGATTCCACCAGTAGGGCCATATCCAGCAGCTCGGCCTGCCTCAATGCTGGCAATCTGCTGGTTTAGATCAGCGACTTGAGCGTCGATTCGCTGTCTCTCGACAGACTCTACCGGCAACGACTCGCGCTGCTTTTGAAGCTGATCGATTTTATCTCGAAATCCCTGAGACTCAACACTTGCACGACCCTCTAATGCTCGAAGCGCATCTGTCAAACGTGCATCACGTGAAGCATTTCGAACATCGCGCAAATTGGTTATTCGATTGCGAAGAGCTTCAGATTCTCCAACAAAAGAGTCGATTGCATCGTTGGCCACCTTATTGGCCTGCTCATCTGGAATCGCTATTGATTTCTGGAGTTCGGTTTTGATTGCGTCAGAAAGATCTTGCCCAGTCAAACCGGAAGAACCGGCAGTGTTCATCGACTGGCTGACAACATTTCTGATCTGTTCCTGAAATTGCTGCGGGTTCAGCTCTGAATTTGGAGAGTAAAGAGTACGAGCAAGATCGCCGGAAAATCTGTCAAAAATCCCAACTGACCCCTGTTCGACCATTTGCCGACTGATATCTTCTTTTCGCTCCTTGATGAATTGCTGCGTAAACGGACGTTGCAGTTCAGCGGCCCATTCTCTCGCATTAAAACCACTTCTGGCCAAAGCACCGCCACCTCTTGCAAATCCACTTAGAGTTGGACTCAGAAATCCACCAAGCCCAGTTCTAAAAAGAATATTGGACAAGTCAGCGGAGTCTTGGTCCAAGGTTTCAATGCCAGCTTGAAGACCAGATGTTAAAGCGCCGCTTCCAGCTTCTTTTGTAAACTGTGTGAATTTTCTGGCCTGTTGAGCCACTGGAACACCGGGGATTGCCTGAGCAAACATTTCTCCTGCTCGGTACGGTTCTGGAGATACAGTCTGTCCCAACCCTGACGCTGCAAGGTTGACTCCAGCTTCAGTTGCCAACCCGGCAGTAACGCCCATTCCAGCAATAAAGGGTGCAGAAATAAGAGATGCTGAAATAGGAAGTCCGGTTGCAAATCCACGGCGATAGCCACCAGATTCAGCAGCACCCATCGGAGTGAACTCACCAGATTGCTGAAGTCTTCCACCTTCAAAAGGGGCGAGCATTCCGGTCGGCTCGGCCATTTGGCCCATCGTTCCGACAAAACTCTGCGTTTTTCCAATCTTGCTTGCATCCTGAACTGCCCGATTTAATTGAGCAGTCGAACCAACCGCAACCGCAGCCTGAGCTTCAGGCAGCGCAGAAACCACACCCTGCTCTTCACGCCGACGCATCTCGGCGATGGTGGCTGGGCCTTGAGATGGCTTAGGTTGGGCGGAGATTCCTTGTTCCACCTCGTAATCGGAAATGGCCTTGAAGTCCGCTTCTGTAGGCGGATTCGGATTCGACCAGTTGTATTCCAGACCAGACGGAGATGTGATTTTTCCCATGATTACGGAGTGTAACGGAATCCAGAAGTTGCGTTTGTTGCACCTGTGAACGGTGTAACACCGGGAGGAAGCGACGGAGCGGTTCTAGTCGAAGGAGCTGGAGCTGATTGCTGCTGCTGACCAAACGGTGTAAATGGAAGCTTGTACTTCACAACAAGCTCATTGGCCAACTTCACCTGTTCTGGAGAAATTTTGCGCTTTGTCTTAAAATCATCAATCGTTCCCCACAAGTTTTCCGCAGCAAATTTAGCAAAGTTATTAATATCGTTAACAAAGTTTTTACTCCTAATGTCACCGATGGCCGCTTTCAATCGAATTGTTTCAGGCTGTGTAACAGCTTTACCAGAAGTTGCAAACGCCTCTTCGTTGAATACCGTGTTAAATCTTTGAAGAAGCTCGTAAGCGTTCTTTTCTTCTTCAGTTTTTGATTCCTTTAACCTTCTAGAAAGCTCTCCAATTTTACCGTCAATAAGACCAACGTAATTCTGAATTTTTCCTTTTCCGTACGTTTGCTCAAACTTGTTCAATTCATCAACAAGTCTCGACGAACCCCTTGCTGTATTCTGATCGCCACGAATTTGACGAGCATCATCCCCTTCAGGCCATTTCCAATCACTCTGCATAACGCTTCCTTTGATCCTTGAAGAAGTGCGAGCGTCAGCAGGGCCAAACAACTCTTGCCAATCGTCAACGGCATCATTTGCAATAGTTATTTTCATGCTGTCAGAAGGATTGATTCGACCTGCTCGACGAGCCTCAACATTAGCGCGAGCAGTTTTGATTCGTTCAGGAAGAGGAATTGTTTTGTCCAACTGAAAAACCTCTTCGGACATTTCTGTGCCGAGGTCTTCAATAGTCTTCCTTTCCTTCATCTGCGCTCTAATGATCGGCTGATTTTTCTGATAAATCTCTTCATTAACTTGGCCGGTCTGAGGGTCGAAAACATCGATACCCTCGTCCGTCATTGCTTTGATGGTATCTGCTCTAAGTTTTTCAAATTGTTCGCGAGACTTGATAATTTTAGCTCGCGGAGAATACTGCTGAAGACCTTGGTACGCTTGAGTTGCCTGCTGGTTAAAAACTTTTGACCTAAAACGTGGCAGCGCAGGCATTGGAGACTTCAGCTCAGGATCGTTGAAATAGGTTCCAACTTCCTCATTAAACTTCTGAAACGTATCGTACTCAGCAGACTGTGCCTCCTGCTCCGACAACGCCTGAGCATAAGCATTCGACTGAATCTTGTTCTGAAGCTCAATGCCCTGCCGCTGGAGCAGCGACTCCGCCGTCTGCACCTGCAATTGCTCCATCATCCGCTTCTGCGTCTGTGCGCGGTCGTAGAGGCTTGCGCCTAGCTGGATGGCCTGAAGCTGATTCTCAAGACCAACATTTCGATTAGGTTGTAGATCCATAATGTTTCTGTTGGTTTAGCTTCCGAAACCAGTGCTGGTTGACGAATTCGGATTGTATCCACCGTAAGGCGAGTAACCGCTCGGCGCGCTGTACATGTTTGGCTGGTACGATCCGTACGGATTGTATCCGACGTTTCCGCTGCCATAACCGCCATAATTTACGGTTATGCCACCACCGCCGCCACCCCCTTGTCCACCACCACCGCCACCGCCGCCACCCATCATGCCACCCATAGATCCTCCAAGCGCCATTCCGCCAATATTCGACAACGAACCACCGATAGCGGCCATCATAGGATCAGGTTGAGCAGCAACTTGAGCAGCAGCCATGTCTCGCTGGTACTGGAACTGATTCTCTTGCAGCGAAAGGTTGATGCGCTGAGTCGGCGTAATGAACATGCTGCTCACCGAGAACGGTTGCGCCATTCCAAACGTGCGCTGCTGCTGGATGAAGTTCTGCGCTTGAGCAAGACCCTGATTCTGCCTTGCCTCTGATGCTCTAGCGTAGTTTTGAACAGCTCCAAAAAGCCCCGCTCCAGAACCTCCTCCGACTCCGCGAGATAAGGCTTGAGAAGCCGAGTACCGTTGAATATTGCGAGTTGCTTCAGGAGAAAGCTCACCCTTTAAAGCCGATCCAATATTGCTGCTCGCCTGAGAAACCAATTGGTCGTAACCGGGAATCGCACGACGAAGCTGAGACTCAAGAAGAGTCTGCTCAGCAGCGGTCGTCTTGGTGGCCAATTCAGTGCCACTTTGAAGCGACGCGATATTTTGCTTTATCGCTGCCTCTTGTTCCTTCTCGGTATTTACCCTCTGGAACGTTGGTACTTTGACCTTTTTGCCAGCACTCATTGCAGCGCCGCCGATCATTAGTGCTGCGCCAGCTACGCCTGCTATAACTCCCATAAATTAAAAAACCTCCTTTAAAAGACGACCACCATTCTCAATCGAGAAGACCTTTTCGGGTTCGTGACGTTGGATGTTCATGGTAATCAGACGTGCAGCTTTCTCCTCGGGAAAAGCTCGCTCGTTATGAAAGCAATGAACCCATATCCGACGCAAAGTATCCACCTTAAAAAGTTCTCCCTCTCCGATTGTCATCACGCTGTTTGACGCGGCCCACTGGTCTGCGTACTCCCTAAGCGTCTGGAAGCTTGAAAGATGAACCTCGTAGCCGAATCGCTCGGTGCATTCTTTGGCCGACGACTCCGCATCCTTCTTGACGTACACCTTAACCGAGTCATGCACGATAGCCTTTGGCAGGTAGCCGTAAGTCGAGCAATCAGCGACGTACTTGTAACGGTTCCGGTAGTCCTCAATCGACTTCTGCCAGTTTGGATCAGTCGCACCCTGCTCATGTAGGCCAATGCAATCACCCTCCAGCGAAAAAAGGACCGACATGAATGCCGATCCGAATCGTGGCAACCCGCAGATTTGAAAGAGTTTACCGTTCATTTTTCATGCACAAAGATGTCCAAGCTGCCGTTCGAGCTAACACAAAGATGGCCGACTCTGAACCGTGAATCATTCCCAGTTCGTTGCAAATTACTGCGCTGTAAAGAGCCGCATTCGGATGAACGTCTTTTCCGACTTCTTTCATCCAGCCGTGAAGCTGATTGATGCGGTCGTTCGCCTTCTTGAAGTCCACCTCAATAATCTCACGCACTCGACTCCATGCTGGGTCGATGCTGTCCTTGAAGAACGAGTTCCCGAAACCGGGAATCTTCATGCCAGACAATATGGCCGACTTCAAAGATCGCTCGTCGAATTTCTCGTAAACGAATCGAGCAGGACCAATCGGACCATGAGCATCGCCAAGAGTGAGGATAGCGGAAGCGATTGCGTTGGTTAGCTGCGCGCTACCAAAGAAAGCGTTCACCGCAGCGCCGGAACTGGCGTTCTGATTGTTCCGAGCCGCCATGTCGTGTGCGTCAAATACAGACTGAAGCAACTCCAGTTTCTTTGGAGTCACTTCTTCCAGCGCAAAGTCGATGTTGAGTTTTAGAACCATTGGGAGAATCCACCGCCGTTTAGTCCGACGCCGACCATTCGGATCGTTGCGACTGCGTCGCCTAGGTACTGCATGGTCTGCTCTTGCACAGCCTGAACAGCCTTTGCTTCGTAGGCCACTGCTTCCTGAATCAAATCGTTCTCTTCCTTACGAATCGCCATGACCATCAGCTTGATGGCATCTGGAGAAGGCGGAATGAGGTAGTCATTGACGCTCGTCGCGTTGATATGGCGCATCTTCGCCATGACCGTCACCGGCTTATCCTCGTCGTTATTGCAACGGTCCGTCAGGTAACTGCGGCGGTACTGCGGCAAAGTTTCATCAGGGTCGTAAACTGCCAGATCAAGCTCCAGCAAGGTCGTCGCATTGTACTCGTACAACCGACTCGACGTGTTGGTTGCCTGACGAATGACGCCGGTCAGCGATATGAACTTCTTGGTCGATTGAACGTACGGCAACGCGAGGGTCAGATTCTCGCCGTCGATCCATACGCCGCCAGACAGTGTGCGAATCCATTGCCCGTTCTGATCGACACCTTGCAGCGTGATGGTCTTGCCAACGTCAGAAGCGTCGCCGGGATAGACTCGGATGAAGCTATTCGTCTCGCCGGACATGTCGCGGTAAGAAACTACGGTGCCACGATCCACAAGTTGCTTGCCGACGCACCCGCCATTGTTCTCTCCAAGCAGTCCGTATCCGCTTTCCTGAAACTCGAACCATTGATTGCGAACCGTTCCTACGCCGCAGCAATCAGCTACCGACTCAATGGTTTCAATGTGACGCGGCCAAGTGATGCACCCTCCAACCGTGTGGATAGTGAAGCGTCCGTACGCACCTGCCCACAACCCCTTGTGCAGAAGCCGTCGGCACGCCTGATTGATGTAGTCGTAAACGCGAGGGTCATCGACGCAGACGCCGACTACACGGGCGATTGTCGAGCGAATGTCCTGAACGATTAGCTTCATTTGGTGTAATAGACTCGGATGGTTCGCTTGATGAAGTAAACACCGTAGAAAGGAGGCAGATTGTTATGGCCGACAGCGTTCTGGGTATCGTTGCCGGTCTTGTCGGCAGTGGTAGTTCCGATATCACCAGTCGTAATGTTCGGTCCACTTCCTCCACCACCGCTTCCAGCAGCACCTTGAAGGATCTGTGTGGGGTACGAACCAAGTCCGCTCCACGACTTGTTGACGAGGTAATAATCGTCGTTTGCCGGAGCAATCAACTGAGCGACACCGTGAGTGTGTTCGTTGAACGGTGTTTCTGGAACCGTCAGCGTGTGCTTGTCCTCGCCAACGATTGCTGTGGACGTCGCCTTACCCATAACAGCAACCGCACCACTCGCAACAAACGCTCCAACACCGACCGGAAACCGAGCCTCAAACTCAGTGTCAACTTCCCACATCGGTCCGGTTGTACTTGTCGCCGTAGCCGTTCCGTCGCCGCCGTCGTACGAAAGAAGATCCGTGGTCGTTCCGACATAGATGCGACGCTCGTATGCCGCCGTAACTGGGTTTTTGCGAAGCCAGAATCCTTGATCGTAAATCCACCACTGACCATTTTCATCAAGCCACGGGTAAATCCGGTTGTTAATCGCCGGATACGTCGGTCCAAAATTAAAGAACGAGTTTCCAATCGTGCTGTTGAACGTAGCCTGAGTGCCGCCGATGATATCGTTGGCCAACTTCTGGTAAGATGCAGGGCAATAATTTGCCGGAAGACTTGGAGCTGTAAGCGTGATGAGAGTTAGGTTTGGCATACTATTCCGATGTGTAGAGGAACGGGTTTACGTCGCAACCTTCAAGAGTTTTGCATCCTTCGAACACAAGGCACTCTCCGACCGCAGGTTCCTGAACGTCGTAGGCGTGAACTCGAATGCTCTTGATGCGACAATATCCAGTAATCGTAAGGCTCATCTGAACCTCGTACATGTTTCTTGTCGGTGTGCTGATGCTCGAATTGCACGGGATATCCGAAGGAGTCGGCAAGCGCATCTTCGGCCTGTACTGAGGCTGGAAATTGGTCAGCGGACAAACAGGCTGACACTGCAATGTTGTCGCGCATTCAGTCCAATCTGCCCACTCAATCCAACCGGGATACTGGTCTGGACGATACTCGATGTTGAACGAAACATCTCCGTCCAGCGAGTCGATAAAGATGTCACCTGAATCAAGCCGCTTCAATCCAAACGGAAGTTCGAAATTGTAAGCGCGGGTTTGAACCAGCCACTGGATTTCTTTCTTACCGTCAGCAAGATTGTTGTCAAACTTCTCAGCCTTGCTTATTTCCCAAATCTGAATGGTTCCATCAAGCCCACGGGCTATCGAGAAGCATCTGTCTCCATAAGCATTCTCGGTTTTGAGAACCTGCAACACGTCAAGTCCGGTCCAGATTCCGGCCCACGCAGGAGGAAACTTTTTCCGCAGCGACGTAATCAGATCAAAATCAAGAACGACCAACGACTTGTGGACGACGCCCTCGGCATTGTACCGAGGCTGAGACGTCATCAGCAGTCGATTGTCAAACACGACGGCAGAACTGGCCCACAGCAGATCAGCCTGATCATTATCGATGATGTTCAGAACCTCGTTGCTGATGGGTGTATTTCCCCAATCGTTGAACGAGCGTCTGGCGATAATGAACGAGCGAACACCATCTACTGCACGATAGAACACATCACCGTTGACCGTGATGGCTGAACGCGCACCCAACGCTCCACTAGTCAGCAAGCTAATGGCCTGAATCGGATAGTTCAGATTCTTCCAGACATCACGATCAACCGGAGCGTTTATGCTGAAAACGTATCTTGGCGTGAAGATGAGAAGCGGTCCTTGCCCCAGCGACGTATCTGGATTGCCGGGGACGGCCATTGCCGTGATGCCACCTGAATCCGACGGAACCGCAAAGTCACCGCCTTCATTGAGGAAGGTGTTCTCGGTTTCTTTGAGAACGCTCGCTCGCGTGCCATCTCCATAAACGATGTCGGTTGCTCGGAATGAGAATCCATTAGCTAGCGCGTACCAGATACGTCCGTTGACGTAGGCCATTACTCTGCCGCACTTGATTTCATCGATGGTTGCGCGACGCAGGTTTGATCCGTTGAAGATCAGCGGTGCGCTCTGCCCATCTTGAATGACGACGAAGTTCTCGGCTTGAACCATCCATCCGTCGAGTATGTTCGATGGATTCTCAAGATCGGGCGTAGCCGAAAGGTTCTGAACGCTGTTTTGAAGGCAGTCGTAAAGCCACACTTTACCACTGATCAACATCAGGATGAACGTCGCTCCGTTGTCGCCGATGTACGGAAGCGCACACTGGAATACGCCGGTCAGTCCGCTTGAGCTGTAGCACTCCTCTGAGTATCCATCAGCCGTGACGTTCGTTTGATCCGCAGTGACGAGCGTGTTATCGGCGGTAATCGAAAGACACGTTTCGTAATCCTTTTGTATGAAACCCGGTCGAGGAGAAACGAAGCTTTGCCGAAAGCTGGCATTCACCGCAAACGCCACCTGATTCTTGTCCACTTCAGACGGCATCACACCTGAGTCAACGCCACCCTCAAAGGTGACAGACCCATCCGTGTACCTCCGTGGTGCGCGTTCGCTCATGGTTTAAGCCTGAATCCGCTGGACAGAGAATGAAGAGCCGCTGTCAACAATCAGCGTCTGCGTAGTTCCAACAATTATTTCATAATAATCGGTAATCGCAGATGCTTGATCAATATACATCAAACTAATCGGATGATATCCACTGCTGGTGACACTAAAAGATTTTGACGACAATACATTTGAGCCGTTTTTTCTGATGTAAACAGTAACGCTTGCAGTAGAAGTATCTGCTACAAGGTTGAAATATGCGTCAATCCTGTAGTATCCGGTGTATGGAACCGTAAATCGACCGCTCGATGCTGTAAATCCTGATGCGCTATCAAGACTGACGTAGGATGCGGACCCGTAAGTCGTTGTGCTGTACGGATTGCTGCCAGCCGTAGGACCGACAATATTCGGAGCGGATGCTCCGGTTCCAGTCACCCTCCGCGTAAACGTGACGTAGTTGAACGCTGCTCCACTGGCCGTCGATGCGATGCTTATCGTGCCTGCGCCCGGCGTAATCGTGATGTTCGAGCCTGCGGTCAGACTTGCCACCGTGTATCCCGTTCCATTGCCAATGAGCAGTTGGCCATTGGTAGGTACGGTCGATAGGTTTGTTCCACCGTTTGCAACCGGCAACACGCCGCTGATGTCGCCGACAGGAACCGTTGCGACGGTCGAAAGAAAACCAGATCCGCTCGACCCTTGAGTCTTGAGATAGCCAGATGAAAACGAATTGAGCGCCGTCGCACTCGGAACCGATGCGTCGGGAGTTCGAACAATGTACGTCGCTGCTGAGGATGCTCCGCCAGCGGCTCCAGCCGCACCCGTAGCGCCAATCGCACCCGACAGCGTGATAAGTGAACCAATAGGAATCACCGTCGTAGGAATCGCATTTGGGATTCCGAGAACGCCTGCAAGTGGGTTTTGTAGGGTTACCAGCAAACCGTCTACCGATGTAACCTGCAAGTAGCCGCATCCCTGAACCGATACAAAAAATTGTCCAGCAACCGACTCTGGAAGAAACGAAGTGTTCGCAACCGCAACGACAACCGATGCTCCAAACGTCGGAACTACAAACGACGCGGTCGTATACGAGAACGCATTTTCTCCGTTCGCGCCGTTCGTTCCGTTAGTACCCGCAGCACCCTGTGGTCCGGGGACGTTCACGACAACCGGAACGGTATCGCAAGGCTGGCAACAGCCGGTTGAAGAAACAAGTTGCGACGGCATATTTTTCCTTTGCCAGACCGTCAAGTCCAGCGAGAACTAATGCAAGGCCAAACTATGCCAGAGCAAGTGTCAGAGCATCCATTGATCGACCACAAGTACGGGATTCGTTCCCCAGTCAAGATTCCAGACCTAGAACTGGAACTCTACGCATTCAGAAATCGGCTCCAACCGAATGAGGGCGGACTGGGTACTTTCGATCATTTTCGTAACGCCACGAAAATGTTATGGCCGAAGATGAGCTGGAACCCGTGGCTTGAAGCACAAGTCGAAGGTCTTTGCGAACACGACTACGTCGGATGGGCCGGTTGCGGTGCGAGTGGAAAGACTTTCGGCGCGACGCTCTTTGCGACTGTTTGGTGGCTGGCAAACCCGTCCAAGACAACCGTTGTTCTCACGTCTACAACGGCAAAGATGATCCGAAAGCGTATGTGGGCCAATCTTCAGGATCTTGTTCGGAAATCACGCGGATTCCCCGGAAACATGGTCGATTCGAAGATGAGTCTCCAAGCCATCAAAGGCGACGACCGACACTCCATTTCTGCTATCGCCGTCGCCGAGGGCAACACATCGAAGGCTGTAGCCAACATTCAGGGCATCCACGCCGAGCGTGTGATGGTTATTATCGACGAAGCTACGGATACGCCTGAAGCGGCTTTCGAAGCGTGTACGAACCTTTCTAAGGGTTGCCGCGAGTTCAAGATGTTGGTCATTGGAAACCCTGCCTCAAAGTTTGATCCGCATGGACGCTTCTGCACACCGGCAAAAGGCTGGCGCAGTGTAACGATTGAAGACCAGCATTGGCTGACAGAACGCGGGATGTGCCGACGCTTTGACGGCATGAAGTCGCCCAACATCAGCGAGGGCCGAACGAAGTATCCGTACCTCATTACTCAGGATCAGGTGTTATCGGCTATGCGGCATGAGGGCGAGCAAAGCCCTACGTTCTGGAAGTACACACGCGGATTCTGGTCGCCGGACGGCATGGTCAAGACGGTTCTGTCCGAATCGCTGATTGAGACGCACACACCTACAAAAAGTTTGGTGTTTACGACCAATGTCCAAATCGTTGCCGGTCTTGATCCGGGCTTTGGCGGCGACAGATGTATCCTTCGCTTTGCCAAGGTTGGCACCGCAAACGACAAGGTCAGCATACTTTTTCAGGACATCATCCACATATCCGTCAACGCTCAGCTTACGGAGCCGGTGCATTACCAGATAGCCAATCGGGTTAAAGAAGAATGCAACAAGCGCGGCGTTCCACCGGACAAATTTGGTCTGGATTCAAGCGGTGAAGGCGGTGGGTTGGCCGACATCTTGACCCGCGAATGGGGTGTAATTCATCGCGTTGAGTTCGGTGGCTCGCCATCAACGATTCCTGTCAGCGACGAGGACAGTAGGCCATGCAATGAGGCTTACGATAGAAAGGTAACGGAACTCTGGTTCTCGATGCGTAAATGGGCCGTTGAAGAGCGCCTTGGAGGCATGGATATCGAGACGTTGCAGGAGTTTTGCGCCCGTATGTTCGATGATTCCAAGCGGAAGATATCGGTCGAATCCAAGACCGTGATGAAGCAACGGACAGGAAAATCGCCTGATTTGGCCGACGCTGCTGTAGTCTTGCTTGATCTAGTCCGCAAAACTGCTGTTTTAGAGCCGCGCTTCACGAAGATGGATAAGGTCTGGGAAAAGCTAGTGAAGGACGCAGATTCAATTTACTACGACGAAACGATTGAAGCATGAGCAAAACCACTGGTTACAAAGTTTTGAACGAACACATGGTCATCCCCGGCGGATGGCATTACCGCATTCCTGAAACTGGGATTGAAGTACCCGGAGGATCATGGGCGCAGCTCCATGAGTTTGTTCGCAATCACTACACGGCAAACGCGATTCAAATCCCGAGCAACCTTGACGATTTAATCACCGAATATGCGTGTCGTAACGGTGCCGATTGCTCTTACAACGAAGTTAATGTTCCCAAGCCAGAGGGACGTAAATCGCTTCAGATCGGAGACGTCATTCGGTTCAGCATGAGTCTTCTCCACGGACTTACGGTTGGCGGCGGTAAGGTGGATCAGGCGGAAGCAAATCGACGCGCAAGCATCTGCTCGACCTGCGTTTACAATCGAAAACCACTCGGATGCACAGGATGCAACGCTCGCGTGCTAAAGGATGCTGTCAAAACTTTCTCTCAACACGGCAGTACTCCGGTAGACGAAAGCCTACAAAGCTGCGAGTTTTGCGGTTGCTTTATCAGAAGCATGGTTTGGTTTCCCATTGAAACCCTTCATAAATTCTCGGACGCTACAGAGAACGAAAACCTTCCGGCTCACTGCTGGAAAAAACGACCATGTACGGAAACCTAGCCCAACTGCCGCTTGAAACTATCAACGAAGACGGCAAAGCGCCTGAAACGCGCATAGCCGACGCGGCATCCGCTCGCGAAATCTTCCAGAAGCTTATCATGGCCGATGAGCTGCGTAATAGTACGCGAGCCAAGCTGCGCGGTCTGGTCGATGGGAATCCTCCGTACAATCCAGCAGAACTGCGCCGCAACAACCAAGCGTTCCGCACCAACGTCAACTTCCGCGAGTCGGAAGCGTTCCTTACGCTGGCGATGTCCGCCTTCTACGACGTGTTCGCCGAGGTTCCGACCTACACGAACATTCGTACCGCGTACGGTAATGACATGGATAAGCGGGAGGAATGGTCAAAGATCATCACCGAAGAGTTTGACCGGCTCCAAAAGCTCGACAAGGACTTCGACTACATCATGCAGCTCTCGCAGCGTGAGATGGTCCTCATTGGCGATGGTCCGCTGATCTTCGAAGACAATACCAACTGGCGCTGCAAAGCCATCATGGCGACGGATCTGCTTGTCCCAGACGGCACTAAGTCAAACGTGAGCGACTGGAAGGTAGCCTGCGTCCGTACGCGCATGGGCGTGGATGATCTGTTCGAGAAGATCCAAGACGAAAAAGCGGCAAAAGCTTCCGGTTGGGATGTCGATTATGTCCGTGAGCGCATTCGTGCGGCGATGCCCGAGCCGTATCGCTCAGGTGTTCAGTACGACTGGGAGTTCTTCCAGAAGCAGCTTCGCTCGAACGACATCACGTTTTCCGCTCGTTCCGAGGTGGTCTTGATGTGCCACGTTTTCTACAAGGAATTCGATGGTCAGATCAGCCATGTAATCATCGACGAACGCGACAGCGAAGACTTCATGTATCGCAAGCTTCGCCGGTTCAGCCGGTGGGAGCAGGTCATTCATCCGATGTACTACGACCGTGGCGACGGCGAGCATCACGGCGTTAAGGGCTTGGGCATCAAGATGCTTCAGCCGATGGAACTCAAGAATCGCCTTCGCTGCTCAATGGTAGATAGCGCGTTTGCGAGGACTCAGATTCTATTCCGACCCCTGAACGCCAATGCACTAAGCAAGACAAGCGTCGTACAGCAAGGACCGTATGCCATTCTTCCGCCAGATTACGAAGTCGTTCAGCAGAATATTGCTGGAGTTCTGGATGCTCCAATGGCGGTCAATGCGGACCTTGAAAATGTTCTTCAAGGCAATCTCTCTCAGTATCGCCAATCGCTCAACAAGCCCGTTGGTAATCCACGGACGGCGACGGAAGTCAACGCCATCGTCTCGCAGCAGTCCGCAATCGGTAAGACGCAGTTGAGCCGGTATTACACTCAGCTCGATTCCTTCTTTGAGGAACGGTACAACCGCGCTTCGAATCCTAATCTTAACCCGATTACGAAGTCCGATAAGGACGCCATCGAGTTCCAGCGTCGATGCAAAGAGCGCGGCGTTCCTGTGCAGGCGATGATGGATATCGACTACGTTGAGGCGACTAGGACTGTGGGCCAAGGTTCACAGTTTGCTAAGCAACAGCTTCTTGGTTCGCTTCTCCAGTTGTCCGGTTCGCTTCCAGAGGGAGGCAAAATTAACCTGCTCAAGGACTATATTGCCGCACAGGTTGGCCAACAGATGGTGGATCGTTATCTGCCCTCTCAGCTCCAGTCGTCTCGTACGCAGGATCAAGCCGCTCTGGCCGTTCTCGAACACGCCTCGCTGCGTCAGGGCAATATGCCGCTCGTCACCGATACGCAGAATCAGATCATCCACATCGAGACTCACCTTGGCGCGGCGAATGAAGCGGCGTCATCGCTTCAAGGTGGCGGAAACCCAGAGGAAATCATGCTCTTCATGCAGGGTATTGGTCAGCATGTTCAGCAGCACATCCAGAGGCTCGCAACCGATCCGTCGCGCAAGCAGCAGGTCGATGCGTACGTCCAGCAGCTCGGAATGCTTGGCGAGACTATCAAGCAGCTTGGTCAGATGCTCCAAGAGCAGCAGCAAGCGATGGCTCAGCAGCAGCAGGCTCAGGCGATTCAGCAAGGCTCCGATCCTCGTACCGCTGTGATGAACGCGGAGGTTCAATCGAAAATCGCTCGCCAGAACGCCGAGACTATGGCCAACATTCAGCGTCAGAACACTAAGGCGATGGCAGATTTGTCGCGCCGAAATGCAAAGACAACCGCTGATATTCAGCGTGCGAACGCAACTGCGGAATCCAACTTGTCGCGTCAGGGATGAAAAACATACACTTCGTTCACGGTCTTCACGATGACGGTTTCAATATTTGTGAACGTGTAGCAATCGCTTCAGCTTGGATGAATAATCCCGACTGGAGCGTTTTTTTATGGAGTCCTGAAGAACCAACCGGCGAACAGTGGGAAAAGCTCAAGGCGAAGGTTCCAGTTCGCGTGATGCCAATTGGAAACCCTAAAACGTGGAATGGGAGCAATGTTCCAAAGCATCAGCATCGTGCCGATCTGATTCGCCACACGGTTCTTTACGCGATGGGTGGTGTTTACGCTGACACCGACACCATCACGGTTGCTCCATTTCCCGAAGATTGGCTGAACCACGACACTGTCATTGGCCGCGAATTCTGCGATAACGATCCGACGATTGGCCTTTGCAACGCGGTCATGTTCTCGCAGATGCACAGCCGATTCCAATGGAAGTGGCTTCAGAAATGGCAGGAGTTTGACGGAGGAGGATGGAATGAAATTTCTGTTCAGTATCCGCTCAAGATTCATCAGGAAAATCCCGGTCTAGCAAAGTCTGTTGACTTTGAAATGCTTGGATTTATGCACTGCGGTTCTGAGAAGTATTGGAAAGGAATCCATTCGCTCGACGGATGCGTCATTGCTCATTTATGGCGTACTTATCACGACGAGAAAATGCGCGCACTCACTGAAGAGCAGATTCTAAAACGCGAAAACACCTACTGCCTTCATGCTTCAAAATATCTTTGATCGAATCTACCTGACAGACGAATGGAGCGGTGGCTCAGGACCGGGTTCACACGCTCAAAACGCCGCAAAATACATCAAGTTTCTCAACTCGTTTATTCGAGAAAACAAGATCAAGTCGATCTTGGACATCGGCTGCGGCGACTGGCAGTTGATGTCGATGATTGACCTTTCTGGAGTTCGCTACAAAGGCATCGATGTCAGTCCGGTTGCCACTGCGTTGGCGAAATCAAAGGCTCCGCTCGGAACCGATATCAGCGCCGGAAACATCGAAGATATCCATGAATCATTTGACTTAGTTCACATCAAGGATGTTCTCCAACACTTGGATTTTTCAGAGTGCCAAAGGATTATCGAAATCATTTCTACTCGCCACAAGTCAGCACTTGTCGTGAACGAGCATCCGGCGGTATCGCATGACATAAAGAATGGTCAGTATCGACCGTTGAGCATTGTTGCTGAACCTATTTGCTGTCCGCGTTCCACGGTAATAAAAGTCTTTACTAGCCCAATGTTCAAAAAATCAGTCACCTACATTCACCCAAAATGAACGATCAATACTACTTGTTGAAGCAGTTTATCTCCGATCAATTTCCAAAAATGGGCGGCTGGTGCGACGCCGAAAAAGGATATCAGATTGGAAAGCTTGTTCTTGATTCGAAGCCTCAGAAAATTGCTGAAGTAGGCGTTTTTGAGGGCAAATCCACTCTCGCGCTTGCCAAAGCTTGCAAGATGAATGGCAGTGGAACCGTTTACGCTATCGATTCTTGGAAGAAAGAGGACTGCATCGATGACGAAAACACTAGCAATCAAGAGTGGTGGTCAACTCTCGATCTGGACAGTCATTATGAGGCTTTCGTAGGCCATACTGTCCGTGCGCAGGTCGTTAAGAATATCCAGTTCTGCCGCATGTCTTCGTGGGATGCTTCACGATTTCTGCCGGACATGGACATGGTTCACATCGATGCCAATCACGCTGAATGGCCGTCTACGAGCGATGTCGTCAACTGGCTTCCGAAGCTGAAGGTTGGCGGCTATCTGGTCATGGACGACGTAAACTGGGAATCTACGCAGACCGCGATTCGTTTTGCCGAAAAATACTGCACGTTGATTCAACGGTACGACCTCAAAGAAAGCGTGTTTTCAATCTATCAGAAGACTAAAAAATGATTCCAATTGTCATCACTCAGCGCGGATCTAAGCGGATTGATTTTGTCACCGAGAGCCTCAAAAAAGCCGGAATCGAACAGTTCAGGTTTTTCTATGGTCTAAACGGCGCAAAGTCTGGGCTTATCGCAACCATCAAGTATGGAGAAGACAACCCTCAGAACCCAGAATCAATTGGCCCGAAGCATGTCGGATGCACGATGTCGCACATCATGCTCTGGTCTGCTCTTGAGATGGACGAGACTGATGCGGATTACTGGATGATTTTTGAGGACGACATCGTTCTTCGAGACGAATGGCGCGCAAAGCTTCAACAAGCTTTGCGAGATGTTCCCAATGATTGGGACATTCTTTTTGCTGGATCATGCTGCGCAAACGGAAGGGTTGAGGAGAAAGTCGCTGAAAATCTTTTTCGCTGCCATCCGCTTTGCACTCACGCCTATCTCGTTCGAAGAAAAGCGTTGAAACCGCTTCTCGAAACAAACACGGAGATTTACGCTCCGATTGATCTACAAATTTACTTCAAAACACGGCATCTTTTGAACTCTTACTCCATCCTTCCAAGGGTGGCCGACCAGTTTGAAACCGAGATTCCAGATTGATTTGCGCATCCATGATGAAAGACATAATCCGAAGTCTGTCCCTTAAGGCTCTCAAACGATTTGCAACGGGCGGCGATGGTCCGGCGGATCTTCTTCAGGAAATCGAAGACCTTCGCAAAACGCTTGAGATTCGAACCAAAGAACATGACGAGCATCTGACCGAGGTCCGCGAGGAGCGCGATCATTGGCTCGCTCTCTACGATGAAGTCAAATTCGCTGCCGAGTTTCTAATGAGCTACGCAAAAAATGACGTCCCCAAGCTGAGTGAACAAACTGATTGGGAGACTGGCAAAATCGTCCTGCCGCAGGAAACAGGGACGTACTACTTCAACCCGGCAATCATGCTCGAACCGGATGGTCGCATCATGCTTTTTGCCCGTCGCTGCCGTAACAAGCGCGAGAAGGACGAGGATGTCTACATCGAGAAGAACGACATCGTCGTGTTCGAGCTGAGTCAGGATCTTCGCGCCACAAAGAAGTCGCTGCTCCAGTTAATCTCCCACTACCCCCTCGAACAGTTCGAAGATCCTCGCGTCGTCAAATTCGGCGACAAGTACGGGCTTGCGTGCTGCACATTCGTCCCGTTCAAGAGCTACGCGCACCAAGGGATGTTCCTTCTGGACAAGCATTTCCTGAACGTAGGCCGTTTCGACATGATCTACGGCAACAACTACGCGCAGGCCATGATCAACGATGGGCATGAGAAGAACTGGCTCTACTTCGTCCATGATAACGCGCCACATATGGTGTATTCGGCCAATCCCCACGTCGTTGTACGCCTTAATGGGCGTTTAGAGAAGGAGGAGGAATACGTCACCGACGAGTTCAATCCGCTCTGGAAGTTTGGCGAGGTGCGCGGAGGCTCCAATCCGATCCTATGCGACGGCTTGTACTGGACCTTCTTCCATAGTTCGCTGCCGTGGATCAACAAGAAGCGCCGCTACTACATGGGTGCCTACGCTTTCGAAGCGAAGCCGCCTTTCCGCATCGTTCGAATGACGACGCTGCCGCTTCTGACTGGAACGAATCAGCAGGATTGGTGGCCGGGATTGCCTGCGGTCGTATTCCCGTGCGGCGCATTCTTCGATACCGCAAAGAATAAGTTTGTCGTCTCGTACGGAATCAACGATGTGGACTGTGGTTACATCAAGATTCCGTTGGCCGACTTGCTTGAGGTGACGAAGGTGATTCGACCCAAGCGCGACGTCGTCAACAAAGAGAACCCGATCAAACTCGACGAAGTTCTCGATCCAATTCCGCAGAGACATAAACTAAAACGAAACAAGAAATCAAAGTATGATGAACTGGCTAAGAGGCTCGACGAAGAACCGCAAGGAGATGGCGAAAAGTCTGATGGACTTGCCTGAGGTAGACATTCTCGAATGGACAACGGCTGGCCAACAGGGCGAACTTGCGCTTATTTTGCGAAATCCGATTCTTCGGATGGCTTTACGCATCGTGGCTGAGTCGATGCCGGTGCCTATGCCTTCCCAAGGAAGCAAGGAATCGGACATTGTTTTCGCGGCTGGCGTAACTGCTGGCTACGCGCATTGTCTTGAAAACATTCGAAAACTTGCAGTAACCGACACAACGAGAGAACCTGAAGCAACATTTGAAAAACAATACTAACATTTTATGGAAGAACCACTGAACTCACCGACCGTTAATTCCGCGCAAACGCCTGATTTCGAAAGCTCCTTTATCGAATCTTTCAAGGCTAACACTCTTGAGGATGCTGCCGCTGGAGAGGCTAGTGCAAAAGCTTCGCAAGTAACCGAGGAGCCTAAGCAGAAGAAGCAAACGCAGCCTAAGTCCGAAGCGAACACCAAGCTCAGCAAGTCTGAGATGGATATCGAGCGAATGTTCAGTCCGAAGGAGAAGGCTCCAGCTACCGAGGATTCCTCGGCTACTGATGACTCGGACATTCCCGAGACGATCAAGTCTACGAAAGCCGCTGATGCTTTCCGCAAGATCAAGGAAGAGAAGGCGCAGTTGGCCAAGCAGCTTGAGGAATTGAAGTCTGGCAAGGTTGCCAATCCGAACTTCGAAGCTCAGCTCAAGACCTTGCAGGAGGAGCGCGACACGCTTTCCGAACGTGTTCGACTCCTCGACATTGAGCGCCATCCCAACTTCGTCAAAAAGTACGACGGCAAGATTACCGGCGTGTTCGACTCGATGAAATCGGTCGTTGGCACGGACGGCGATAGGCTTATTGGCCTACTCAAGTCTCCTGAGAACGATTATCGGAACTCGCAGATCGACGACATCGTTGAGGGTCTTTCGCCCTCCAAGAAGGCGAAGCTTGGCGCTTTGATCGTCAAGTACGACGAGATTAACGGCGAGAAGTCTGCGGAGATGTCCGAAGCGAAGTCCGACTACGACTCGATCATTTCGAAGTACCAGCAGGACAACGAGGAAGGCACTCGCGCTGCATTGGAGTCGGCCAATAAAACATGGACAAAGGTCAGCGAGAACGCTCGCGCTCTGGAAATCTTCGAGCCGCGTGAGAACGACGACGAATGGAATACGGAGCTGACTGGCCGACTTAGCCTTGCTCAGCAGATCTTCAATGGCGAGAACAGCGAAGAAGACCTCGCTAAGGCCGCTCTATGGGCCGCTGCCGCGCCTAAATACCGCGAGCTTCTCTACTCTCAGGTCGAGGTAAACAAGCGCCTGCAAGCCGAACTAGCGAAGTATCGAGGCAGTGAACCCGGTGTTAGCTCGAAAGCAACGGCTGGCGGCTCCCGCGCATCAAGTGCGAATGGTTCGAAGAGCGAGGACTTTGTCACGAACGTCCTGAAGTCGTTAGGACGCTGACCTTACGCGTAGAAGTAATTATCCCCCGGTGGTTTTTGTTACCGCTGGGGGATTTTGCTTTGAATCATTTACGATACGGACCACTGCCGCCGCGATACGGACCGCTGCCACTTGGTGCTGGACTTGGCTTAACCGGAGGCTTCGGTGGAGGAGACTGCTTGTAAGGTCCGCTGCCACCACCGACGGCGGGAGAACCTTTATACGGTGCGTTGTTGCTCATTCTTTTGGAAGTGCATACCAACCTTCATGGATGATGATGCGGTTATTACTACGCACCGTTTTGCCGGTAGAGTCAACCACCCAAACCTTAGCCTTAACGCTCTCAGCGAGGCGCACAGGCTCACCGTGGGGGACGTAAATCACCCGGCTCGCGCAGCTCACGCTCATGCTCATCAATGCGAGCAAGCAGATCGCGCTTAAGATCGGGTTGTTTTTTCGCATCTTCGCTTGTGACATCTTGCTTCGTCAGCGCGTGAAGCCAGATAACCAGCTTCATCACCAAGTCGGCCAAGAAGTTCATTCAGCTTTGGCAACATCGGGCGCAGCCTTCGCGGCTTTCTTGTTGTTGTAAACAGACCAGCCAACGCCAGCGATGCTTACGACAGCGCCTACGAGTTCAGCGAGTTGATCAGCACTGGCCAACCCTTTGGCGACGAGGAAACCACCGGCAGCGGTCAAGATGT